TTCTACAACAGGAGATAACTTATTGAATTTTCCGTCAAAAGCATCTGCATCTTTACGGAGATTATTAAGTTCATATGTAGTCTTAATCATAGTTATATGTCATTCCTTTCTATAATTTTTTAATGATTATTCTGTAGCAGTAGCATCAACAACAATAACTTTAGCCTTAATAGCCTTGCCAGTTAAACGGCACTTATCAGTTACCTTGAAGTACACACCGCTATCAGGAGCAGCGTCAGCAATAGCAAGTTTACCATTAGCATCAATAGTTAAAAGAGCATTGCCCTCTGCTGAGAACAGGTCATCATAATCCTTACTATTGCCATAAGCAATATGCTTCTCATCAATAACGAGTTTCTGACCAGCCCAAGCCTTAACATTATAGCCGTTCAAATATTCGCCAGCAGCAAATGTAATATCGTCAACATAAGCATCATCGCCAGTAACGGTATTAGCAACTAAATATGTTTCGCCATCATCAGTAACGAACTGATAATTAGCAACCTCTGCATCAGACTTCAACACAGAATTGAGAACTGCATTATCAAGCATTCCGATAGTTTCAACTTTAATCATAGTAGTAATTCTTCCTTTCTATAGTGTTTTAATTAGAAAATGTTTGTGTCCTCTGGAACAGTAGCACCAGTATCTACAACACTAAAAATATCTTCGATATTTGCTTTTGCAGCATTCTGTTCTGCTGCAACCTTTTCTGCTTCGGCAGTAGCCTTTGCGGACTTACCAATACCTTCCCAAATCTTATTCACTACAGAATTGATTTCGGAAGTAACGGGTTCAGCCTCGAAAGCCTCGATTTCAGCCTTTGCATATTCTTTTTCGGTATCGCTGAACTGTGCGATAGCAGCGTTCAACTCACCGATACGCTCTTTTGCTTTAGCCTTGCCAAGTTCCTCACGCAAAGTTTTGATTTCCTCATAAAGACCATCAAGTTTCTTGTAAGTCTCGTCAAGTTCTTTCTTGCATTCATCGAGAGCAGTCTGAATCTTTTCAGAAGTAGCAATCGCTTCCTCTTTTTCAGCAGTAATAGTTTCAACAACTTCGTTGAGTTCCTTTACTTTCTTATCACAATCTTCCTTGCACTGATTGATTTCAGAAGCGTGATTTGTATATGCAGAAACAGTCTGTTCAATGATTGCTGTGATTTTAGCATCATCCATTGTCGTTTCCTCCTTATGTTCGTTTAATTCAACTAATTTTGCTGTATCATCTGAAGGTGTAATGCCTAAAAGAGCATAGCCGGAATGGATGAATTCAGTTGGGATTCTGCCCTTGTCTTTGTAGCCATATTTATACACAATTCCGTCATTTTCCTCGGTACGCATAATTTCAATACTACCTTTTGGGAATATCCCATTTGCGATATTTTCATCCAACTTCTCACAGAAATTGTGATAACAACTACTGTCTATCTCTCCAACGCCGATACAAACCAAAACCTTGTCACCATTTTCATCTTCGATTTCATCAATGTAGCCATCTGTAAAAGTGCCGATTGTGGTTGCGTTCTCGAAAATAGGAACATCATCAATGATGTCGGTCATTCCGTGTCCGCATAACTCTGTTCTTTCGTCATCCAAGAACTCACATCTTAAAAACATACCTTTGATACTTGGCAATGCCTTTTCACAATATTCTTTAATCCAAGTAATACCATTAAGGTTATATTCCGTACCAACTTGCTGTTCTTCGTCAATGCAATCATCTGGATAGATTTTATAAAGAATAATCTTAAACTTACGCCTACCGTTCTGACCTTTCTTCTTTGACTCGCTAAAAATCTCAAATGTTTTCACTCATTCTCACCACCTTTCAACCAAAATATTTTTATAAAAACGATAAAACTCGCTTTTATTTATATATAAAAAGCCCGTTTAATGACGGGCATTTTTAATGTTATTTATTATCAGAGGGAGATGGGGAATTGTTTCCGCCATTCTGCCTTGATTGTACCGTCTTTTCAGCCGGATTATCCGTAGTAGGTCTGCCACCCTTGTCCTGCAAAGCAAATTCGTTGTTTGCAGATAATGTGTAAGATGTCTTATGCACTGGGTATTTATCCTCGATACCATCAGCCTTTTCTTGGTCTAACAATGCAAAGAATACATCAGCAGATAATCCACAAGCACTCGCCCAAGCAGTAAGAGAACCTTTTCCTTGCAGATATAAGTCCTTCATATATCCGACCATTTTGCTCTTATTAACAAATGTCATAGGCAAGTATTTGCATTCAACCCAGTTTTTATTATCGTTAATAATATTGATTGAGATACACTTGTTAATTTCAGCAATAATCTGTTCTACCCATTGGAACAACTGCGCCGTAATAAGTTCAAGGTTGTTTTCTTGTGAAGAATAACTACCACTTGAACTACCGTTTAGCAACGAACCAGCAATACCCATATCGAGGGCGATTTTGTCTCCAAGATTTGACTCGTATTTACCGTCAAAAATATCAGCATTTCCAATATCTAAAACACTTAATTTTGTACCTGCTGAAACCGTAAAGAACGATGTACCGCCACGGTTATTTTTCTTCATAACAGCACTTTTAACAGTCTCGTGCTGTTTCTCTTGCTGTTGTTTTGTAAGGGCGCAAGTGCCTTTATTTTGACCCTCTGGGAGCGTTTGATACACAACCTTATTGTTTATCTCATCAAGTATATTTCGCTTTGTAGAGGTGAAATAATCGTCATATAAGATGTCACTAATAGCAGCCAAAACAAGCGGTCTGCCATACTTTTCACTTCTTTGACTGCGAATTTTATGAACAATAGTTTTTGTGTTATCTAAAACAACCCAATTATTTCCTTTGATTCCATTCTGCGCTTTCCTTTTATGGTAAGCATCTCTGATTTCTTTGGGGAACTTTTTGAGTTTTCTTTCTGTTTGTTCACCAACAGGGTCATCGAAATATTCTAAATTAAACGCAATCACATATGAATTGTTTTTAATACCGATTATTTCTGTATAATCAGTCGGGAGAGAGATAATGCTTGCGTTAATTCCAAGTTCGTTGATTTCAACAATGCTGTTGACATCATAATCATTTAATGTCTTTTCCAAAGACATTGGCTTTCCTGTGGTTTCAAAATAATAAAAAGCAATTCCATCAATCATTCCACGCCAGAGAGCATCACGAACTATCTCTTTATCTTTAATAGTTCTCAATGTTGATTCCATCAACTCTTTATTCTTACGCTTTTTATCATCATTTTTACCGTGAGGAACAATGACCCTATCCAATGTCGGGATAGCGGTCATATAATCGACTGTATTGGTATATGTACCATTCATTCCATATAAAATTAAGGAAATTTCTCTTAAAATCTTATTATTTGCCATTGGGTCTTTTACCAAATCGGCAAGTTGCTCTCTGGAATACAAGTCGAAAATGTTTATTCCAAAATAGTAGTTGGAATAAGCCTGTTGGCTCGAATAAGAAGAAAACTCATATGCTTGACTGTTCGCAGCATTATTCTCATAAGATTTGCCACGATTATTATTGTTGTTATAATGTTTCTTCTTGCCATTATTTGAATTATTCTGATTAGGCATATCTACCCTCCTTTCTTAATTGATGAATGTGCCATACTCATAATCTTCGCCAGCATTTATGTTTTCTCTTTCAATAAGAGAGGCGAAGTAGTTGGCATAAGATACACTGGTATAACGGTCTTTCCGATTAGCACCTTGTTCGTGTATCATAATAATACCCGTATCTGCTTTCTTTTCATAAACAAGGCTTGTTGTTTCACTAATAAGAGCTTGTGTTTCAAGGAACGGCGCTTCATAAAATAACTGTTCCTCTGCATTCGGGGTATTCATATATTCTTTGATTTTCGGTAATGTTTCTTCTTTCGCAGTTTCGTAATTTACCAAAAATTCAATTCTTTGTTCTGAAAGAGTTCTTCTAAACTCTGTGGCAATGTCACTATTCAATTTTTGAGTAGCATTTACAACAAAGATACAAGGATTTGCACCCTCAACTTTAATACGGTTTGCAATACCATCGTCATTCATACAGCAGAGTGGAGTATAATAAATATTTCTTTCGTCATCATACATTTCTCTTGCCAAGAAATCATAAACTGCAATACCTGCATTACGCATATCAAGCACAATATAATCAGCGCCAAAATCCTCAAACAACTGTCGAATTCTGATGGCTTGTCTAAC